CATCAAAATCAACATTCGATATATTATCCTTAAAATACCGTTTCATAAGAAAATACTTTGAAAGAATATCATACATTCTCACATAATCACGTTCATTAAGTTCAGTACCATCACTGTATTGTAACGGTTCAATATGATACCGTCTAAGTATATCAACGAAAGTCATTTTATTTTCTCCTGTTTTTTATAGTCATTAATGTTCATACCGTTATTGATTCTAACCATATCATCAAGAATCTTTTTTAATCTTTTCAATACATCTTTATCTTTTCTATAATACTCGTACAAATAATAAATCATCCATTTAGGATAATAAGTTGCATTAATTTTTTTAGCAATTCTATTTATTTTTTTCCATTCACTTTTAGTATAATTATTTTTATAATATAGTTCACCATCTATTTCAATACATAATTCTCGATAAAATGAATTTCTAAAATATGTATAACTTCTTTCATATCCAAATTTATTATTACAATATTCTTCAAGTTCTTGTTTAGAAACGTTTGTAAATATTTTCATCCGATAAACTCTATCAGATAATTCAGTACATTGTTCATAAAACTCTTTCAATTCTCTTTCATTAGCATAACAATATGGCACTTTATATGAAATTAATTTCCAAAAAGCACCAAAAACATCATTAACACATGCACATAATATAATTCCTTCTTTCGGATATTTTCTATCTGTAAACACCAAACCTTTATGAGTAACACTTTTTATACAAAATTTACACAAATCGTAATTTCCATTTTTATCATAAAAAGCTGTTTCAATCTTTCCACAATTAATACATTCAAATTTAACATGAGTATCATCAATAAATTCTATATATTTTGATTTTAAATTTAATTTCAAAACTTTTAATTTTTCCTGTCTGATTAACAATTTATCCTTTTTCTTTTCTAAAGGAATCATCAAATTAGATAGTTGTTCTATTGATAAAGTAGGTGCATTTTGCAATCCAGTTGTTGCACGACCAACCATTAAATGAAAAGCCGTAGCCATTTGTCTTTTAATTATTTTTTTAGCACATTTCCATGCATAATAATGTACCATAAAATGTTCTTGCAATGTAAGTTTAATTAAATTGATAGGTCTATCATCTATTGGATAACTATTTTTCTTGAAATAACTTCTAGGTATAATATGATGAACATTATAATATTTAGAATCTTTTTTAAGACCTCTATTTTGACTTCTAGCATATTCGATAATATCAAACATATTTTTAAAGTTTTTGTTAGTATTATCAAAACAAATTAAAAGATGTTCTTCCCAATTAAAAGTCTCATAGAATTTCAAAAGTTTCTTTTCTTTCTCAAGTTTTTGTTTCTGTTTTTCAACTCTTGTCATATAAATAATTATAGAAAATTATTCCTCTTCCATAATATTATTTTCTTCTTCAAAAGTTTCATCTTCATCTTTGACATATTCTCCAAAATAAGAATCAAACTCTTCAGGACTCATAACAGCAAAATCATCATATATGTGAAAATATTCCTCAAGTGCAGCCCTTAAATCCTGTACATAAGGAAATATCTCTTTATAATGGTCTATTTCGTTTCCTTCTTCTTCCGATACTGGAAATATATCAACTGCTTTCATAACATCATTCCTTAAAATAATCTTTCATTTCTAACCCATATATTTGATATATAATTATCAAGACTACCATTCATGAAATTACTAAGATAAACACACAAGTCATCTTTTGTTGTAACATGATGATTACCGTTATCATCTATGTAAAGATTCCTAATGCACATACCGCTTGCCAAATCCAAATCTCCTGCCGTAATTTTAATATTCTTACTGCAATAAACTGGGAAGTTGAACGGTACACCGCTACCTTCATGTGATTTAATCTTATAACTTGCTTCAAACTCATCCCGATTGTCAGTATCCGTAAATTCAACAATACCTTTCAAATCAATAGGATTATCACGTTTAACCGCAAAAGAACTTGTAAGCTGTTGTAATGTCATTGGCGTTACCTGTTCTTTAATGTTCAGATAATCTTTTTGATTATCATCTATATAAGCGGCAACTATTGTCTTGCTTTCTTTTTCAGGAATAATACCATTAAGTGCAAGTACATGAGCATCTTCTGTAAGAATTTCTTTCTGGAAAGATTTGAATTTACCTTTTCGGAAAGAAGTTCCAATCATAACACCTTCACCTTCCGGTACACCCAAATCTTCTTTCTTTGCAAAAAGTTTTTCCAAATCAACACCATAGTTAGCCAAAGCATCACCAAGAATACTTCGAGCAAGATATTCCTGATTGTATTCTGCCTGCATTTGGTCGAGTGTCTGTGAAATTTCTTTTAAGTTTTCGGATGCAAGTTTCAGTGTTTCACCCTTATCAATATCCTCAAGCATTGTCTTGGATACAGAACTGTATGTCCAATCATCCAAATCTACATTATAACCAAGTGAACGTAAATGGAGATAATCTATGTTTTTAAGTGCATTAAATGTGCTGTAACTTATAGCCTTGCAGACTTTAGCAAATCTTTTATCCCAAGTATTTGCAGCACTATCTCCAAGTGAACTAGGTGTATCGGAACTGAATCCAATCATTGACGGTTGAATCTGTAATGCGGCAAACAATTTCTGATATTGTGTATCAAGGTCTTTCAAAGCCTTAATATCCATATCACCGCCGACATTTGTTATTTCAACACCCTGATTCTGGGTTTTTGGTACAATAACTTCAAACTCCTGATTCTTTCCTCTACTGCTCATTCCATTTGAATCATAGTTAATACGTCTTACTTTCTTAAACAAGTTTCTGTAATAATTAAGAACCTGGATAGCGGATTTAGAATAAACTTGTCCGCCAACATTAACTGATATAATTCTGTAATAGTTTGATTGGTCCATACGGTTCAACAACAAACCATCTTCAATAATATTCACATTACGCCATGGTTTACTTGCTTCACTCAGATATGAATTAGCATAAGTGAATTCATTCTTAAAAGCATTTGTATCAGTTCCAGAACCGTTACTACCGCCTATCGTACAATAATTGTTCTGTGAATTACCGCCAAGATTTTTATAAAAATCCATCTGTGCATAAGTATATTCATAAGACGGAACAAAATCACCGTTCTCATTAATAAATCCAACTGTGCGACCTGACAATACAACAGGTGTAATTGATGTAAAATCCGGAATAGGTGCTATTCGTTCAAGTACACCTTCACTATTATAATAATGTTTCCAAGGAAGTTGTCCCCAAAGAAGAATATTATAAGCTGTTACAAGTGTAAAATTTTCAGCGTTTATCTCTTTATGAAAAGCATTAAGTTCATTTAATATACTTTCATAAACAGTATTGATACCGAAAAGCCTACCTTCGTTATCAGGTTGAAAAGCTGTCTGCATAACACATTTCACAGCAGGTCCACAAATTGAATCCTCAACCATTGAAGGTACGTCTTTCAACGCATTAAGAATTGAACGTGAAGATATTGAACTACCTAACGAATAGTTGGCATAATTGTTATATTCTTCAACTTCCTTGTATAAATCTTCTGTAGTTTCAGGAACAAGAAAATGTTTAACTCTTGCAGGTATAGTCTGCTTTCCGCTTTTATCTTTATGAATATCAAAAATTCCCATGGTCAATTTTCCTTACAATAGCTATATAGTAATATATAACTAAAACAATCTGTTTCTATCTTTTTTGATTATAGAATCAGTTTTAGGCATTTCATAATCCATAATCGGATTCTTTTCTGCAAACTCTATTCTTGCTTTTGAAATCGGTAAATATTCTTCTGTAAGTTCTATTCCAATATATTTATAATTTGCATTTCTGTCAGCATTTTCATACATACAAGCTTTACCTGTACTGCCACTTCCGTTGAATGGGTCTAATACTGTTCCACCTTTAGGAGTGACAAGCCGTACAAGATAAGCCATTAAACTGGTAGGTTTTACTGTCGGGTGAATATTGCGTCTAGGTTTTGTCTTAACCATTTCGTTTTCTCTTGGAGCATTTGAGCGTATTCCTAATTTTTCTTCAAATTCTTCCAATCCCTCATCTCTATCCCTTTTACTTGCTTTCGCACAATAAAAATATCTGCTTGCTGAACCATTGTCGTTATAAGATTTCCACAAATGTACATTATCCGAATAATGACCATATATTCCATTATCTCCAGTTGAATTTTTCAGATTAGGATTTGTAATACTTCCATTTGGAGTATCTTTATTAGGAAATCCGCCACAAACTTCATCAAAATCAGTTTCATCATAAGTGAGAATTGTATTTGCAGGAAATCTACCTAATTCTTGACCATTTGTTTGATGAGTTTCTTGTTTTGTAGAATCTCCATAAATACCTTTAGATGTGGCACTTTCAAAACTTCTCGAATGATTACATACATTATCCTCTGTAGGTACTCTACATTCATCAATATTTATACCACCCACACCATATTTCATTACATTATCAACAATGCTTCCCTCACATGGTTTACGAGCAATAATTATAGGTTCATACGAAGGTTTGAGTTGAGTTCCCCACCCTGTCCATTCATTTTGTGCTTGTCTTTCTTCATATTTTTCATTGCAATTTAAGTGCATAATATTTTTATTATTATCTTTAACACCTTGACTTTTAATGATATTACCTGTTCTATTGTCAACTCCATTTCTTTTATCAATAGCAAGTCCAATATTCATAGATTTCGGGAATCCACTATTACCACTAATAAATGATTTACCATTTCTACGAACAACAAATGCACCTGTTTCTGTTTGCAAGCAATAA